TTGATCCTTCCTCACCGGTTCACGGCCCAGCGGTTGCCGAATGGCCGGAAGGATAAGGCGGGTTATGGCGCGCTTCTATTTGCCTTCCCTAGCCGCCGTATGGGCCTCGATTGAGCGGGATTGGCACGCGCGGCTGTTCCGCAGGCTGATCGTTCGCAGGCTCCTGCGCCTTGGCCAACGTCTCCACGGTGCGTGCATCAAGCAGCCTTGTGTTGGCTTGCGTCTCCTGGACCTCTGCCACCTTCTTCGCAGCATCGGCCTTGAATTGTTCGGCCTGTGCGTTGGCAAGTTCTGCCATTGGATCGGGCGATTGCTCACCTGCCGCTTGCTCCATTGCGGCCTGCTCTTCCTCGTTCGGCTCAACCAACCCCATCGGGAGCGCCTTGTTCTTGCGCATCCACTGCATGAAGCCGTCTGTGCCTTCGCCATCCGTGTTCATCACAGCGGTAACGATAGCGGCCCGTGCCATGTCAATATCTTGCGCAGCCGTGGCGACCTCGGCAATGTGGAGCATGGCCTTGACGGTCTTGTCGCGCCGGGTAGCGGTTGCTTCCGTCACGCTGGCGATGACTTTGTAGCGCACGCCGTCCAGATCATTGATGACACGGTTTGCGCCGGTCTTGTCTGTGAAGGATTGTTTCAGGATTGCGCTGCCATCGTCGCCGTCTTCGGTCATGGTGCGGACCTCGCGGCCCTCTTCCACATAAACGTCAGACGCCATCGAAAGGTAGACTTCGCCCTCACGCTGCACCGACTGACGTATGTTGTCGAGATAGATGCCCGACTTGGCGTCAACGCGCGCCGCCGCAATGTCCATAGCATCGGCGCTAGTGTTGGCCTTGACCGTATCCGCGCCGTCCTGCTGGTCTTCCTGCAAGTCCTGGTTGGCGATTTGCAGCAGCGTGGCGGTCACAGGCGCAAGCGTTGGCGGCTGCACCATGCCGATAGGGCCGGTCTGTGCTATCGTGCCATCGGGGTTTAGCAACGGATGCGCGGTCAGAAACGGCAGGCGGTCGATATTCTGCCTTGCCCACTGCTCAGCTTGAACCGCGTCAATCTGTTCAGGCGCAAAAATCGGCACCTCGCGCGGAGCAAGGGCGTTCGTCTCTGCCAGTTTGGACACGTTGGAATTGTAAAGCCGCTGGCTGTCCATTTTGGACTGCGTGTAGCCATTCCAGCGCTCAATACCGTCCACGAAATAGCGCTTGCCATAGACCGGCACGACCGGAAGTTCCGTGCCCGCGATATGGCCGCAATCCTCCAGCACTTCAGCGCCGGACATGACGTATTTGTGGACGCGATACCGCTTGCGCTTCTGGCTCTTGACCTTCCAGCCATCACGTTTGAAGCCTGCCAGATCGCCTTGGCCCATATCGCTGGACCAGATGCGTTTTTCTTCACCTGACAGAACATAGGTCAGGACGTGCAGCGTGTCAGGCACTTCCTCGCGCTCATAATACTCGGCAATCGCTACGGTGTCAGGCGCGAACCAGTCCGTGAACTTCCAACGCGGGGTATCAGGCCAGTCGGATGCGCGGCCTTCGTATTCCTCTTCGAAAGCATCGCGCGTCATCTTGGTGCGCACGATCACAAACCGCGCGTCAGCCTTGTCATACAGCCGCGCCTGCAGATCGAAGAACACCGACTGGTCAGCGTCAACGATGATCGATGCCGGATTGATGCGCTGGTGATCGTTATCCTTGTCGCCTTCGTCGTCGTATTCGTTCGTCAGGCGATAGGCACCGAAGCCCCCCGCAACGGCCTCGAAAAATGCATTGTCGCGGGCCTGCTGCGCCTTGAACCGGTAGCTGTCTGCACGGTGCAGTCCATCGAGCATATCCGCCGTCTCTTGCGAGGCGTTCGGGCCATCGGGGCGAAAGTCGGGGACAATGCGGTTTTCGCGGTAGTCGGTTTCGATCTTGGCAACACCACGCCCGACCTTATCGACCTCTAGCTTGATCGAATTGTCGAACTGCTCGCCCCACTCGCCTTCCCACTGTGCGCCGGGGATGGTGATGAAGCGGCGTGCCTCAAGTGATTTGGCGCGGCATTCCTGCGTTGCGCTGGCTGTGGCATCGAAGCGTGACAATGCACGCTTGTGGACCGCTGCGAGTTTCTCCTCGTCGCGCGTCTGCTCCTCAAGAGCGTCGTCAGGTTCGTTGAGTTCGTCGGCCATCGGGCGGGATTGTATTTACCCCGCGCGGCCATGTCCGCTTGCCTTCCCTAGCGGCGGTTGAACGCTGTGGCCGTGCTTGGGATGGCGCGGGTGACTGCACGAGGCTTAGACGCCAATGCCCGACGCGCCCCTTCCACCGCATACCGCACTGCGTCAATGCAGTGGTTGTTCTTGTCTTCCAGAACACCAAGCACCTGCCCGGTCAGTGGATCAACCTTGTAGCTGTAGTGCGTCAGCTCATCAATCACATGCTGGCAACGCGGATGGACAACCAGATCGTATCCCTTCAGAAACTCCACCCCTTCCTCAAGCGATCGCGCGCCCTTGATGGCTGGCGCAATGCGCGGGAAGCCGTTGTTACGCAGGTGGCTGATGGTTTCCGGGCGGCTGCTGTCCGCCGTCATCCAATACTTTTCAGCGTCCGGGATGATCATGAACATGCGCGGCAAGTCCACAACTTCCACGCCAAGACCCCACGCTTCATGGTCAATGAATATCTGCCGCCCTTCGATCCAGCAACGCACAGCACAGGACGGGTCAATGCTGAACCCGAAGTCCGCGCCAATCCGGTAATCAGCACTGGCAGGGCTATCGAAGTCCTCCACGGTCCAGTTGCGGAACACGCGGGCTTCGCTGTTCTGCCGGTATTCGCCCAGCCAGATATGCCGGTATTTGTCGTAATCCCGCGTCCGGTCGAACTCCATTTCCGTCCGTAGCACATCGGGAAACCAAGGATTTGCGTCGTAATTGATTGTGCGAACAATGCTGTTCGGTGGCGGGTTCGTTGCCATTGTGTCAATCGGATCGCTGGCAAGGTCGGGGTTGTATGTCCAGATCAGCCGAGAACCCGGCGCGCGAATCGTCGGCACGATGGTGTCAATACTGGCCTGACTGATCGTCTGCGCTTCCTCGCCCCAAAACGTGGTGACACCTTCGATTGACTTAATCGCATTAGCATTACCACGAATACCGGAAAACAGGAAAAGGCTATCATTCGGCCCGCGTATCTCGGTTTCCGTGCTTTCGAATGCCGCCCTCACGCCCAAACGGTCTATCTCGTCGTCCAGGAGCCGCTTCACGCTATCCTTGATGCTCTTCTGCACCTCGCGCCCACACAGGACGCGCTCATGCCTCTCCATCGCCTGCAGGACCAATCCCGTGGCAACCGTGCGAGACTTGCCAGCGCCACGGCCACCCCGCCAGAACAGATGACGGAATGGTGTCCACAGGTCTTCGGCATAGTCGGGTAGATCAACCTGCTGCATCGGTAGCCTTGCGGAACGTCACAGCGAAGCCGGTAGGTAGCGGGTTTTCAGGGTCCGAACCGTGCAGCTGCCGATCACGCCACTCTTGAGAGCGCCGGTTCTTGAGCCAGAAGATCGCAGCAGTAACATCAGGCGCAACCTTGGCACGGAAAGGCGCATAGACCGGAACCGCAGCGCCAGCAGGCATGAAGATTTTCACCTCATCTTGCTCATAACCAATTGCCCGTTGATACAGGCTGCGCTCTACCCGTTCATCACAAACCGCCTTGCCAGCCCTTAGGGCCTGACAAAATTCGTCATGCGTATGCTTCCAACGGTAGATAGTCCGAACATCTACCTCGAAAAAGTCGGCAAGTTCCTGATCTGTTGCCCCGAGTTCGCAAAGCTTCAATGCCTGCTTAGCAAACACATCATCATAGGCTGTCGGTCGGCCCGGTCCAGTATTTGGCTCGTCGGTCATACCCACCTTTTACCCCACTGCCTTGAGTTTCACCGCCTTGCCTTTCCGCAAGACGTGCACACGGCGATATGCCGCCATTTCCGAAATTCCGTTAGCCAGCGCAAAACGCTTGATCCCGCCTTTGGAATTGCTGGCCTGCATCAGCTTGCGGTCAAGGGTTGTTGTCCAGCGGATGCGAATGCCCGCGGATTTATGCCCCCGGCAGACAATGGCTTCAAGCACATCGGTTTCATGATGGGCCAGCGCGCGACTCCTGCTGACTTCGGTGAGTAGGCCAAGCAGGAATTCTGAATTGACGCAAATTTCGGTCATGCGTTCCCCCATCGTCCAGAGCCTGCCTTACGTGGTCGTCCCTTCATCACAGTTCCTCCCTAAACGCGCCACTTGCCTCAACATCGCTCACAATCACCCCCGCCAGCCCATCAGGAACCTTCCCGCGATACTCCGGCCAACGTGTGCGCATCTCGGCGCGGGTGTGGACCAGGGCGTCTTGCCAGAAGGCTGCGAGGGGTTCCGGTGCGCAGTCGAAAGCGGGGCCGGTGTAGTGGGTGTCGGGGTCGGTCCAACACGCTTCACAAATCGCCCCATCTCCTAATGGGGTGGTTGTGCAGCCCTTGGCGCAAAAACCCCCCTTTAGGGGGACAGACAGTTCCGCAGAACCTCCGCTAAAATTATCCATGTAATTCAGCGCCTTAGCTATACGACTTCCGGGACTTCCGGGAACAGTTCCGGCGTGAACCTCCGGCAATGATTTCAATGACTTACGTGTTTTTGCCGGAGGTTGCCGGAAGTTCAAAATCGAACCTCCGGCGACTTCCGGAGACTTCCGGCAGGTTTCATTTGCAACGATCATCGGACCGGCTCCAACACTTGCAGGCCATATTTTTTGGCAGTGCGGTCGAACAACTCAAACGACAGGCACCCGTTCTCAAGCCACCCTGCAATGTGCTCAACCCAGACGTCCACATCGCCCCCGAGACGCTTGGAAAGGATCAGCGGCGCATACCTTCCGTCCGCCTTTGTCTGAGGCTTGTGAGACAGTGGTTTGTTGGCGCACCATGCGTCAGTGAGGATTGAAAACGCCCCGCGCACCTGCTCCATTGTGAGGCCGTTCCCGCCAACACTTTGCGCCTGGGTCATGATCGGAATGAGTGTCGATTGCTCTTTGTCGTTTCCTTCAACCGACCACGCGAACCGCTCCATTTTTAGGTAGATCGGTTGCGCTTCTTCGCCGTCCTTCTGCTTCTCACACTTGAGCGTGACCAAGCTGTCAGCCTTCTGCACACGGAATGTGGCGTCACAGGCACCGAGCAGCACGGTAGAGCCGCGCATACCCGCATCCTTGTTCTTGCCGCTGTGATGCACACCGATGACCGCGCCGCCGCAATGGTCGCGGATTTCGTCGCAACCCTTCACGAAAGCGGACATAGTTTCCTGCCCGTTTTCGTCCTGCCCTGCGATGGACCGCGAAACCGTGTCGATTACGATAAGCCCAATATCGAAGCCCAGTTTGACACGCGCGGCGTCAATGGTCCGCAGCAGCCGGGCGCGCTCGGTAGGGTCGAGCATCTGTGCCGCCACCGGCATAAGCGCAAAAGGTATCTCAGCGTCGTCCGGCACGTCGTGCTTTAGACGCCAACCCTTGATGCGATTGCCAAGCCCTCGGACACCTTCACCGGCGATATAGAGCACGCCCACGCGCTTTGTCTCAGCACCATGCCAATCCCACCCCAGAGCAAGCCGAAGCGCCATATCGATTGTGACGAACGACTTGCCCGAGCCGGGATCACCATAAAGGATCGAAAGCCCGCTATCGGACACAAGGCCGTCTATCAGCCATGACGGGGGGGGGAGTGCCGCCAATTCAGCCAACGATAGGAGTGGAAAAGTGTCGGATGCGTCCGCCACATCTATCGGCTCATCAAAAACAGACTCGCCATCTTCACCCAGCCACTCAGGCGGTTCTTCGTAGTCTGGAATGTCGTTCATCCATTCAGGCGGTTCAGCATGGAACTGCGCCGGATAGGTCACATTGTCCGCACGCCTTTCCCTGCCGAGTTGGCGCATCGCCGCCTTGCGGTCATTGCCGTGCTGCCAAAATGCGTAGAGGTCGAACGCATCGCCCCAGCATCCGGCGGGGTGCGTCGTGCCCAACCCGCTTGCTGCGTCGGTAGCCGACAGACTGAACCACTTCGCACCCATCACGCGGGTCGCATAGCTTTCGCTGGTCTGCTGGGGCGACTTCCAATCATCGCCGTTCTTGGGCGACTGTTCGTAGCCGCTCATTGCGAGCATATCGGCCACGGTGTTGCTGGCGTTGAAATCGTCGATCAGTGACGCGCCATCACCTTGCGGGCGGTTCGCGCGCTGGCGTTCAGCTTCACGGCGCATCTGTTCGCGCTGCTGCTCATCAATCACACGCTGGCGTCGGATCGCGGCAATACCGTCCGCGACATTTCCGGTCGCAAGGGGAAGCCCCGGCGTGTTCAGCGGTGTGGCGTGGCGCTCATAATAGAGCGGCTTTCCATCCTCACCGCGCAGCGCCGTTCCCGATTTATGGGCAGGAGGCACGTTGGGCAGATAGACCGGCTGACCCGCACGGGCCAACGCGTGATCCATCGCAATCCCGCGCGCTTCCATGAAGCGATAGAACGCGATCTGCGCATCGAACCATGTGTCAAAGGGGCAAGGCGCGTCCAGTGGCAAGATAATACGCCAGCGCTGGTCACCCGGCCGCGAATGCGCGCTTGTGTAGACCAGACGTGCGCAACCCGGCGCGAAGGCTTCCACAGCGCTTTCTATGGCGCTGGCGTCGTGATTGCCGCCGTCCACGTCACCGGTCAGGGCGATATAAGAGCCACGGTCACGCTGCGCTTCATGCTTGCGGGCGTCATAATCGGCATAGCTGGACGGGATCATGGCAAGACCGGCCATCTTGGCCTTGTCGCCCGGCTCTAGCGACCAAAGCGCGGTCAACGTCTGTGTCTTGTAATCCTCGCCGGTCGTGATGTTGCTATCGTTCGCGCCCTTGAAATAGGCGAAACGGTGCGAGTGCCACGGTTGCAGCGCTGTTTCGGGTTGCGTGCCCATGCCTCAACTAACCCCATGAAAACGATAAAATCCTCAGTCGCCTCATCGTCCAGAAACCCGCATTGCCGCGCCAACATGATGCGCTCCTTGCGTTCGCTGTCCGAAATGCCGCGCGCCTTGATCGCGGCCATGATGATGCGACGGGTGAAGTCTGCCCAAAACGGGTTTGCAGGCGTTACGATGGCCACAGAGGCGTTCACGCGGCGATCCTCCCCACAACCGGCATCCCCTGCGCAACCAGCCAGTCAAACGCAGCCACCGGGCAGAAGAAACACGCCACCGGAAAGCCCATCATGAATTTGCGGTTGCCCCAATCGACCTGCGCTTGCGACAATTCACCGGGACGACCGGCGGCGGTGTAGCCCTTCATCTCCACGAATGCGGTTCCACATTTAGGCCAGGTCACGATGTAATCGCCGTGGCCGGTCACTACGCCCAGCGTTTTGGCCTTGGCGTGGTTGTGCCGCCCCTCATTCTTGACGTGCGCAATCTCGGCACGTGGTGCGAGTTGGTGCACCAGCTTGACCAGCGCTTTACAGCGGCTGTCTTCGGACAAATGCTTCTGCCCATCTGGTTTCTGGACAAAGAACAGAGGCTCTTGGTCCAGCGCGGTTTCCAGCGCGGCCCAACTCACGCCGCCCGCTCCCGCCCAGCCATCGCAACCGCAATGGCGTTCTCCAATTCAGCCATCTGCGCAGCGTTGAACCTGCGATCAGCGGCCTTCTGGCGGACCCCTGCAACCACGGCAGCAAAGCGCGCTTCGTCCTTGTGCGAGTTGAAACTGACCTCGGACACATAGGCCGAGAGATGATAGTCGCGCGTCGGGGCGGACTTGCGGGCGAAGCGGGGTTTCATGCGCGCCGCCCTCCCAAACCAAGCGCAGCGGACTTTTCCCAAGCCTGACGGTAGCCGACGCCAACTGCATGCGCTGCACGCTCAATGCTCACCCCGCTCAGGCGCGCAGTTTGCAGTGCGTCCAGCATGTCGTCTGTCCACACCATCACGTCACGCTTAGTCTGGACGCCAGAGCGGTTCAGCACTCTGGCCACCACAGTCTTGGTCACGCCGAAATGTTCGGCAATGGCCCGCTGCGTTGCCCCCTCCTTGCGCATGGCAACCATCAGCCTATTGCGCGCGACCTTTTCAGTGGTTGTGCCGAGCAGCACCACGCGTTGGCGCTTTGCCTGCTTCACTGCCGCCATAGCCCGAGCCTGCGCGGCTGCGCGTGTGACCGTGCCCATTACGCCGCCACCTCATCAGCAACCGGCTCAACCGGCTGAGCAAAAAACGCAGCCACCGCACGCATGTTGTCGGTGGCCTTCTCGTCCCACATGCGCATCGCATACATCACACTGGTGTGATCGCATCCCATCCGTCGCCCGATCTGCGCCAAGGATTGCCCGCGCTGATGCAGCACGTAAAACACCACATACCGCGCCCGAACGATGGGCTTGAACCGTGCGTTTCCCATCACATCGGTCAAACTAACCTTCATCGCGCGGCACACGTTCTCGACTGTCTCGGACAGGAAATAGGAGCGTTGCGGTTCGGGATCGTCGTTGACGGCTTCCGGCTCAGGTTCGGCCAGTTCAATATCCTGCGCGGCCTTGTGTTCGATGCGGCTCTGCATATCCCGCGCGAATGGCGTCGGTTTCGGCGCAAAGTCGGCTTCGTCTGTGTCCTTGGGGTCGAGCCGGTCGCTTTCCGACTTGTAGCGGGCGCGTTCAGCCTGCGCTTCATCGATCAGCGCACGGCATTGCTCCAACGTTGGCGCGCGGCCCCACTCATTCATCGTGCAGGCGCGGACCTTGGACGGGTCGCGCATGTAGCGGGCGAGTTGGCCGGCGTAGGAAAGTGGACCACCATTCAGCCGCGATTGATCGATGCCGCTTTGCGTGCTGTGGAGTAGCGTGATGTTCAGCGCTACGGTGTCGCCGCCGCGCTTCACGCCACCCCCCGCAGATCAGCAACGCCAGTGCGCAGCGCATCGCGCTTGTTCCGCAGCATTTCAGCAATGGCAGAGAGGCAGTCGATTGCCCCAGCCTTGTCCAGCTTGCGCACATCATCAGTGCAGCACTCGCCATCCCGGAACAGTTCGATCATCAATGGCAGGACGCCAGCCACATCACAGGGGATGGCCGACACGTCGATTGCAACCGCCTCACGATCAACTGCGCGGGCACCAATCAGGGAAAGCACACTGTCCAATGCTTGCGGGCCAAAGCGTTCGCCAAGTTTCAGCAGGGAAACTGCGTTCAGGTCGCCAGCACGATTGCGGGCATTGGCAACGGTTCCGGCAGACACGCCCCATTCGTCGGCCATATCCCGGTCACTCTCACTGCCCTGAACAGCCTTCACCGTTTCGGATATTGCAGTGCGATAAGAACTTTGTGTGAGACGGCTGCGATTGCGCAACCCGTTGTGAACTAACATGGATATTTCTCACCGATATGGAAGAAACTGGAAAACTTAACCGGGGCGATGACATTGGAGGCACCACCGCCCCGGTGCGCAGTTGCGATCCCGAAGGACTGCGCGAACATTTAGGCGAGGCCGATATCTGCGGCGGTCATCATGCGGTGGCCGTTTTTGTAGGCCAGTATGTCCGCGCACAGATCGACGCATTCGTTGCAGATCGCGTGCACAAAGCCTTGCGATGCGTGAGCAATGACCTTTTCCGCGTCACGATTGGACTTGCCGCAGAAGTCACAGAAGACTGCCATTTCGGTTTGCATTATTGCCCCGACCTTTCAGCCTCATGCCAATCACGCGACAGGGCTTTGAGCGCCTTGCCGAGCATGATGGCGAACGGAACCGATGCGATCAGCCAAAGGGGCAGGATGATTTGCAGCGCGTTCACTTGCCACCCCCATAAATCCGCACGTAGTCAGCGAGCGACATGATCCCCGCTTCAACATGCGCGCGATCGATGGCGCGTGCTGCTTCGGCAACGGCGTTCAGGGGCATGGGGTCGATCACCACAATTGGGGGTGCGCATCCGCCTGCTTCGATCTGGATTGCTGCTGTGGTCATGGGTCAGGCTGCCTTGTTTGAGGACCACGGCTCGATTGCTTCGAGCATTGCGATCTGGTCATCGGACAGGTCGGCAAGCAGCTCGTGCCGCCAGCCAGTCTTGCGGAGAATGTGGATTGCCAGCGGGCGTGATGGCTTGCGCGTGCCGCTCAGAATTTCGCTTGCGTAGGACTTGCTAATGCCAGCACCAGCAGCGAGGTCGGTTGTGCGGGGTGTTTCCATTCCTGAATATTCGCAGATTGCGAATGTTTTGGCAAGCGTTGATATTCGCAATTCGTGGAATGCATGTTATCAGCCGTTATCGCAGAATGCGAATATGGCCGATGATGACGATGACAAGAATGGTGGCCCCAATCACCTTCGCGCGTGGATGCGGTTCCGCAAGGTCAAGGGCGCGCGCATCGCCGAGGCGCTTGACATTACACCAGGTATGGTCAGCGAGTTGGCCAGCAGTAAGCGGGCGTTATCCGCCAAATGGCTTAGGCGGCTTGCGCCACTGCTAGACACCACTCCCGGAATGCTTCTTGATCACGACCCTAACCAACTCGATAGTGACATCATCGAAATATGGGCTAACGCCAGTTCGCAAGATCGTAAGATGATTGCCGACATCGCTAGAACCGTCGTTCATAGGGATGGGACAAACGGATGAGCAAGCGCGCCGACGCAATAATGGCGCATCCATTGTTCGATTGGGTCATTACAATCTTTGCGTTTATTGGCGCATCCGGCCCGATAGCGTTGATTGCTGAATGCTTTATCTGGCTTCGAGATGCTACTTGGCGCGGTTGGGATGTTGGCACCGTTCTGGCAGAAGCAGGCTATGAGCCAGAAAGCTTAAAGCTGTTGGGTTTGCGCAAAATAATTGAAGCAATCAGCGGAATTCCGATCTGGATTGCCACCCCCACATTCTCGGTGGTCGTTCTCACCATATTGTTTACTTCGCTCGATAAAATGGATGAGCGATCTGCGCCTTGATGCCCAGTTTTGATGTGAGGAAGCCCCGATGTTCACCCGGCAAAACACCATCATCGAGGCCATCCGGTCACGGTCGGAGGTCACCTTCGTTTATGACCACGCGCGTAGGGTTTACTGGCCTTATATCCTCGGAGAAACGAAGTCAGGGGAAGTAGAAATGTTCGGATGGCAGACGCGATCCGATAAAGGAGGTCCGCCCGATTTCCGCCAGTTTCGATTATGTAATCTAACCGGGCTAGTCGCAACTGAATTGAATTTCGCAGCACCGTTGCAACCCGTCGATCCGGAAAGGCGCGGCTTTGTTCGGGTGTTAGCCCGTCTGTAAATCCACCGCAGTCACACGACTCCGGCCTGTAAGCCGGTAACTGGTGAAGCGCGCAATCTGCCCAATGCCCAATCATTGTGCGCTCCCCAGTCCTTGCGCCTCACGCTGTTCCGGCCCGTCCAGTATCTCTATCATGCGCGCCATTGCGCGTTCAGCGTCGATCCCACCCGGCACTAGGTATTCCACCATCACCGCCTGACACTGCTTAACCAGCGCGTCCAACTTGCTCGCATCCATATCAGCCTCGCTCGTTTGAGTGGGGCTTTTTTGCGCCCCGTGATGAGGCTATAACATAAATATTCGCATTCTGCGATTTTCCTACTAGACACCATGTTCGCAATCTGCGAATACAGTCCTCAGCAGCCGAGCAAACGCTCATGCAGAGGACCGCACGATGACCAAACCGTCATTCCGCCACTCGCCCGGTCTGGGCGGACGCTATCAGATGCTGGCCTACACCAACCCGGCCCGCGCTCTGGAATACTTCTACGCCGCGAAGTCCGACGAAGCCGCTATCAAGAAGTGTCGCTTCGAAGCTGACTACGCCTGCCGCGAATACGTCATCATCCGCGATCCTTCGGGCAGTGTGATATTTGATGGGCGTTCGCATGACCGTGCGCTGGTTGCCGCTCCTGTTCGGGAGTTGGCAGCATGAACATCGACCAAGCCCTTATCGCCCTGTGCGAGAAGCATGATCTGACCTCGCTGAACATTCAGTTGACGCAATCTGTATCCCGTCCTTCAGGCTTTGCGTTCACGACATTTGCACACTGGGAACAAGGCGGTGAATATCACTGCGCCCACAGCATCGAAGCCTCATCCGCCGAAGCCATCGCCCCCGCCATCCAGCAGGTCAACGAAGCCCGCGCTTGTGTGGTCGATGTGCCTGCGATGGAACTTGGCGAGGTGGTGTTGTGAGCGCGGCGCATACTCCCGGGCCTTGGGTATACCGCCCACATGACTTTGACGATTGGGGCATTGTGCGCGTCACAGCAGACGAGAGCCGGTATGGCTTTGTAATCTGCCAAGCACGAAATCCAGAAGTTACTGGAGAACAGTTGGGTGCTTATCGTGAAAGCGGAGTTGACCCGTATGAAGCCAACGCCCGCCTGATCGCAGCCGCCCCGGCGTTGCTTGAGGCGCTGGAGGAACTTCTCAAGATCCGCAGCGGTCGCACAGCCAAGATGGCCCGCGCTGCCATCGCAGCTGCCAAAGGTGACGCATGACGCAAGTCACCAACGTCCGCGCCGTTCGACCGGTGGCTTTGACGACAACCTACCGCGCATGGAAGTTGTGCAACGGCGTTCACCATCCGCTGCGGATCGAAGGCAGCACGCTCGAAAACGTGAAGGCCGAAGCGCAGGACGCGTGCAGCCACAAAGAGCAGTTCGTCGTTCTGGAAAGCGACAACGGCAAGCACGTCGTCCGCGTCTACCAGATCAAGCAGGGCAAGGCCGAATACCGCTACGTCGGCGGCAACACTGTTCGCATGGCACCGATGAAGGCTGAACTGGTCACGGAATTTCAGGTGCAAGCCTACGCCCCGAAAGAGGCGTGGCAGTGGTCGCCCGGTGCTGATGTTGTGGGCCGTGATGCCGGGGAGGTGGTCAATGGGTGACTGGGTTCCCGGTGATTTGGCGCTGTGTGTGCGTGGCGGGCCTATCACTGGTGGAGACGCCGCGCCGGTAGCTGGTCGGAAGTATCAAGTCATAAGCACAAGAATTATGCTTTGGACAGATTGCACCACGTCACTAGGCCTTATTCTTGCGGGCGCGCCTCTCAATAAAACAGGCATACCAATCTGGTGGCATGAACGCTTCGTCAAGATCACCCCCGGCCACCAGATCGAAGGCAGCGAGGTTGACCAGCGCAACCCGTGGAAGGTGGGCCAAGATGCCTAACTACACCCCCCGCCGCGACTTCATCGGCGCGCTTCTGGCGTGTCTTGGGATGATCGCACTGCTTGCCGCTGTTTGGGTGGTTACTCCGAATTGAAAGGAATGAACGTGACACAAGCACCAAAGAATAAGCGTCTGGCAGAGCGTGACCGTGACGCGCTTATGATCTTTGCCAAAAAGCAGATCGAAGCCACCGAAGATCGCGTCACACTGGACACGGCTTACGAAGCCGCAGCCGATGCAATCGCCGCTCTTGTTCGCAAGGAAAATCCGCCTGCTGAAATGAAGGTTTTGGCAAAGTATAATCTTGCTGGGGCTGACGGTTGTATCAGTATTTCGTCAGGCGGCGGCGATTTCCAGCAGTTCGATTTCAACAAGGACGACCCACGCATTCCGATGCGGCCATATTCGCGCCGGGGTTGCGGCTACGGGAACCGCTCTCCGATCCTGATGGATGATGCAACGCATGAAATTCACAAGGCTTACGCGGGCGAATTGGCTAAATCGCTAGAGCAGCGACAGAAGCGTTACAACGACTTCAATGCGCTGATTTGGGGCACAACCACATTCAACGCGCTGGTTGAAGTATGGCCCGCAGCTGATGCGATGCGTGAAAAGATCGTAGGCTCAAGCACTGCGCTTTCTGTCCTGTCTGATGAAGTGATCGACAGACTGAAAGCCGATCCCGCGCTGGCTGTCGCAGCCTAACCCCCATCGCCGCCGCAATGGCCGCAGGTATTATGGAAGGACCGTTGGTGTGAAACTGGCCACCGCAAAACAAGTGTCCCGCGTGGTCGCAGACCCGCACACCGGCAGGACGATCCGCGTTCCTGCGCACATTCTTGCACCAGAGCCACGGAAGGCAGCATTGCCCATGCGTGAGTGGCTGGCGCGTCACCGCTAACCCCCTCGCCGCGTTGAATGCGTCCACAGTGGGCGTCAGGCTTATTTAGGAAGCGTCCCCCAACGGCATTGCCGCGCGGATGGTTCGGACGCCTGCCCGGTGGCGTTGAGGGATACCGGGCTATTTTCAGGAGATAGTATGAGCCGCATTGAAGAATACCGCAGGTTCATTGCCAGCCGCGCCGTTGCATCGCAAATGCAAGGTTTCAATCCGAAGCCAATCAACGGAATGGCTAAGGCCCACCAGATAGCCGCTCTCGAATTTGCGCTTAACCGTGGCAAGTCCGCTGCGTTTCTCGACACTGGTCTTGGCAAGTCGTTCATCGAACTGGAATTTGCCAGCCAGTGCGCGCAAGAAACCGGCAAGCCGTCATTGATTTTAACGCCGCTTGCTGTTGCTGGTCAGATGGTCCGCGAGGGCAATAAGTTTGGCATTGATGCGCGGCAGATCCGTGAACAATCCGAAGTCGGCGCGGGCGTTATGGTGGCGAATTATGAGCGCTTGCCGAAACTGGACCATGCCGCGTTCGGTGCGATTGTGCTGGATGAAAGCAGTATTTTGAAAAGCTACGCAGGCCAGACCCGCGCCCGGATTCAGGATGCTTTCGAACATGCCGAATACAAACTGGCAGCGACAGCCACACCCTCGCCAAATGACCATACCGAACTAGGTAACCATGCTGAATTTCTTGGCGTCATGCGCCAGCAAGAGATGCTTTCAAAGTGGTTTATCAACGATACCAGCACGGCAAGCCAAGACTGGCGATTGAAGGGTCATGCGCAAGAGGATTTCTGGCAATGGGTAGCGTCATGGTCACGTTGCGCAACGCTTCCCAGCGACCTTGGGGGCGACGATACGGGCTATGTCCTGCCAGACATTGACAGGCGGATGCACGAAGTTGCAGCGGATCGCAGTGACGATACCAATGGCCTTTTGTTCCGTATCCCTGAAATGTCCGCAACCAGCTTTCACCAAGAAAAACGGCTGACACTTCGCCAACGGTGCGAGCGCGCATCCGAACTTGCAACCCATGACAAGCCGGTAACGGTGTGGTGCGAGACGAACGAGGAAAGCGCACTGCTTGCCAGCCTTATTCCAGACGCCCGCGAAGTGCGCGGCGATATGGACCCGGATGCAAAAGAGGCGACACTTTTAGGCTTTGCCGATGGTGACTTTCGCGTCATAGTGACCAAACCCAAGTTGGCAGGGTTTGGCGTGAACTGGCAGCATTGCGCCCATGCTGTATTCGCCAGCATCAGTTTCTCATATGAGCAACACTATCAGGCCGTCCGCCGGTCACACCGTTTCGGGCAGACTGAACGTGTCCGCAATGATATTGTGATTAGCGACACCGAACGTAGCATCTGGGACGTAATCAACGCCAAAGGTGCCAAGCACGACGAAATGAAGCGCCGCATGGCCGACGCTATGCGCAAGGCGCAGTCCACCGTAGAAACCCGCGTTAAATATGAACGCCCGCTGGATCTTGCATTCCCGGCATGGCTCAAATCAGAAGGAACGAAAAATGAAGCAGCCTGAATATAGCGGCGCAAGCTGGGCATTGCACAATTCTGACTGCATTGAAGGCATGTATGCAATGCCGGAAAATTCCGTCGATTGCGCCGTGTTCTCACCCCCTTTCGGGGATTTGTTCGTTTACTCAAATTCCGAGCGCGACCTTGGGAATGCCGGAACTGGGCAGGCGTTCATCAACCAATACAAGTTTTTTGCAGAAGCGTTGACCCGCGTAATGAAGCCGGGGCGCATTGTGTGCGTGCATTGCACTGACTTGCCGATGCGCAAAGGGCGCGACGGGGCAATCGGATTGCAGGACTTTTCCGGTGACTTGATTAATGCGCACACGGATGCCGGCTTGATCTATCATGGCCGCGCTACGATCTGGAAAGACCCTGTTGTTGAGATGCAGCGGACCAAGGCGCTTGGGCTGCTTTACAAGCAGATCAGGAAAGACAGCGCGATGAACCGCGTCGGGATGCCTGATTACATGCTGTTTTTTCGCAAGGATGGAGATAACCCGGACCGGATCGAACACTGTGCACCCGGCGATACGAAAGAAGCCGTCAAGATTGCGCGCAACTGGCTGGATCATATGCGCCGCCAAGGGCTTTGCTCCACCGTTCCCGATGATGCACTGATGCAAGAATTGATCGCCCATGCCGAATTTGACGTTTACGAATGGCAGAAACTGGCAAGCCCGGTATGGATGAATATCCAGCAGGGCAACGTTTTGAATAATTATCGCAATGGCCGTAGCGCGGATGATGAGCGCCACGTATGCCCGTTGCAGCTTGACACCATCGAGAACTGCTTGCGGCTATACAGCAAGCCCGGCGATGTTGTTATGGACCCGTTCAACGGCATTGGATCGACTGGATACGTGGCGCTCAAAATGCTGCGCAAATACATCGGCTTTGAATTGAAGCCGGAATATGCCGCTATCGCAGATCGCAATTTGCAGGAAGCTGACAAAAGCGTTGGCGACCTGTTCGGGGTGGCGGCATGACCACCCCACCACCCATCTACTGCAACCACTGCAACGCACATATCGCGCTATCGGCGGTGAAAGCCTGCCTGCGCAAGACCTGCGAACACAAGGACCGCAAGCCATGACGCCCGCGCAATTCCGGGCGCAATGCCTAGCCGAAGCTGAACGCCTATGCCTAGCAGACGTGACGCAGGATGAATACGAAGCTGGCGCGTTCGTGCTTATGGCGTTGGAAACGGCGGAGGTGCATTTTCCGGTTGACGTTCGTGGGCTGTGCAACGTAGGGTGCGCACTATGAAATACATTCGATACATCAAGGCATGTGAGGCGCGACGGTTGAACGCGATTAAAGCGGCCCGGTCCAAGCTGGATTTAGAGCGTCGCCGCATACTCAACCGCGCCCGGATGCGTATGGAAAGGGATGGCAAATGAGTGATCATTCGGGCGATCTGGACAGCGGCATGGGGAAACCCGCGCCAAAGCCCAGCGGAACGGTGGGCAGTAATGGGAAACCCGACACAGACCTATCGGGATGGGATGTGGCCCTGCGCGGGCCTCGCATGTCCGAAGCGACTGGCAAGGTCATTTTCAAATACCAAATGCCGGTTCTTGAGCGCTTCACCATGAAGTTGCCAGCGGGT